ATGGAGATTACTTTGGCAAAGCTCAGCCACCTGTTAGATGACATTCAGATCCGGCACTGGATCGCCAAAGGCGAATCCGTGGCCAAATCAGACGGCGATGGCCTCACCTTCACGCTCTCGACGGCCGGCACCGCCAGCTGGGTGCTGCGCTATCGCTATGCGGGGCGTCGCAAAGAGGTAACCTTGGGGAACTATCCCGACCTTGGATTGGCTGCGGCGCGCAAGTTAGCCCGCGAGCAGCGAGTGCACATTGACCAAGGCGGAGACCCCGCCACGGTAAAGCAAGAAGCAAAATCGCGCGCTCGCGATGCATGGCTAATGCGCGATCTTGCAGCAGACTATACGGCAAAGCGCCTGTCTCCTGACGAGTTCGCCCCCGACACCATTAAATACCGCCACTACGATATAGACCAGGTCATCCTGCCGTATCTCGGCGCCCGCGAGGTTCGGAACGTAACTCCGACTGACGTGGTGGACATGCTCACAAAGTGTGGCCGGACGTGGACCATCTGCAAACGCATCCTGACATGCACAAGCCAATTATTCGATCATGCCTGTGGCATGAAGATCATTCCGACCAATCCCTGCATGGGAATTAAGCTCAACGCGCTGTTCGGAAAACGTCCTCCAGTAAAGAAACGCGTCATGCTGGACGAGGCCGAGCTGCGGTCCTTCTTGCCCAATATAGATGCCATTGGAGAGGAAAACGCACTTGGCCTCCTGATCCTATTTGCCACGTGCGTCCGATCCAATGAGTTGATTAAGGCGGAAAAGAAGCACCTGAACTTCGTGAATCATACGTGGTGGGTGCCGGCAGAATCCGTAAAGACGCGGGAAGGATTTTTGGTTCCGCTGGTGCCTGAAGTCGAAGCTTGGTTCCAGAGATTGATCGAGCTGTCTGGCGATTCAAAATATGTGATGCCTACGCGTGAGGGCCGCCGCAATAGAAAGCGACCGGGCGACAACCACGTCGGCAAGACAACGCTCTGGGCAGCGATTCAAAGAGCGTTCGAACAGGGAAAAATCGAGGTGCAACGCTTCACGCCACATGACACGCGCAGCACGGCCAAAGGTCATATGCGAAATATGGGCATCTCGCGTGAAATTTCCGAGATCGCGCTGAATCATAAGCTGCAGGGCATGGAGGGCATCTACGACGTGCGCGCGGATATTCCAGAACGCCGAGACGCACTGGTAAAATGGGCTCGCTTCCTGATAGCCTGCAAGACCGGCACACCGATCCCCTCGAACGTCATCCCGTTCCGCTCAGCCGCATAGATGTCTCCGATCTAAGATTGGAAAGGAAATAGGACACTCGATATCCGGCGTCGGGTCATCACTTCTGATTCCTCAAAGACATATGCTCAATTACGCGCGTTCGTTCCGGAGGAAAGCTACAATGCAGCATTCACTTCGATCATCAGGAGCGCCGGCGATGTGGCTCATTCGCTATAAGGATAGAAATGGTTTTCCCCACATCACCTACGTGCAGCAAGAACTAAAGCCTTCCACATCAGAAGCATTGGAAGCCATACGCAATGAGGTGATGGGAGAAAAATCGAGTAATTTGCAATCTGCGGCGGCAGCAACGTCGCTACTCATCGGGCTGACCATCATTAGCATAGAGCAGAGCACCGAATCTGACTTGTACTAGCTCAGACTTGATCTGACATGTCCTGTCGGATGAGTTAGAGTTATGAGAGGCCGCAACCGGCCATTTGCGGACGTTCGCATTCTGTGCGGTTCCTGCTGACGTGATGATTCGCCTGGACAACAATGTAAGGAGTCCTGAGTAGGCTGGAGAAACGGCACTGCCAATTATCAAGAAGTCGTCCTAGTCCGTTGACCGCTGTTTTGCATACATAATTGCATGGCACAGCTGATCATAACGATAAGCTCCATATACATATCTGCCAGCTTGGTATGTTACGCCGTAACGTGCCATTTCAGACAGCTCGTCCTTACCTGGGGTGAAAGGTTTGAGCCAGTTGGGTCGAAATTCAGTGTCACGCTTGAAATTTGGCATTGATTGGCAAGCACGTGCGTAACGCACCGCATCGTCGAAATGATCATAGCGATATTGGCGATAGGCGTAACGTTGTCCATCGAAAGTAATTTCAAGCATGGCGGCCAACAATTGGTTGCCATCTTGTATCTCTGATGGCTCAGTGCTCTGCATGACGCGCACCTGTTGCAACAGTCACCCAGTGCTTATCATGTGAGGACATTTGCAGCTCCATTGAGCGCGAGGATTTCGCATCGTGCCTGCATCAAAGTGCTGTAGTCCGCTTCAGCTTGGGTTTCAAATGCCTCTTCAGGAAAGATGATGGAACGAAGCGTTGGGCGCAACCACGCCAAGCTGGTGTTGTCCGAGGGGGGAGGCATGTGCTTCAAGATAGCGGTAGAAGCGAATTTCGGAGTGCTGTTCTCGCAATCGAACTGCGCGCATCTGAGAATAATTTTCCAGCCCTGGAACCAGGATACGTTCTGCTTAAGCATCACAAATCCGTCCTTTTTAGAGTTAGGGAGATCGACAGTCCACGACGCGACGAGTTCCCCAATGCCCATACAAAACCCGAGTAATCGTCTCTACCCCGACTCTCTGGTTGGAGAGATAGGTAGCGGCGAAAGAAACGCCGTGAGTTTGTTTGAGCTGTAAGCCATGCTCGATCTTGGCCATGACGCTAATTCTTTGCCGCCGTTCAGCTGTACCGTTCATTGCACACCTCCGCGACAAATAGGGAGTTCGGTTACCGACGTGATGCCTAAAATAAACCCAAACCCTTTCGCGTCATTAAACCATTTTACAATTCCGGTTTGCATACGCTGCCTTCATCCTTCGTGACATGTGGTCGAGTTATGACGAGCGCCAAACTGCCGAAAGGCACAATTCGAAGAGGGCGGTCCGGGAAGAATGTGCGACAACTAGCGGAAGCAGCCAGCAATGTGAGGACTTGGCGGAACGTGAATCCAGCATATACCCATACGATACGATTCCCTAACGCTTTCTCAACTTCTTTTGCGATCATCCTGATTTGCCGTCAAAATCGTTTGCTAGGACATGCTCCAATATTCCACTGGGAATCGTTCGCCCTGACGCTTTGATTGATGTTAGACTAAGGGTCTATATCTGAGGGGCTGTTAAGGGGCGGTAGCTGTCTCGCAATCGACACTCCATGTCATATCAAGTTTGAGCCAGTACATCTGACTTGTAGGCATGACCTAGCGCTGCTCCCCCCTCGCCCGGACTACTGCCCGTTGTATAACCTCCAACAACTCATGCACCTGGGCGGGCTTGGTTAGCCAGTGAGAAAAGCCACCAAAAGGCAGGGCACGCTCTACATCATGTCCACCCCATCCCGACAAAGCCACAATTGGTACGTGCTGGCGACCAGGAACAGCCCTCATTGCCTTCGCCGTCTCGAAGCCATCCATACCGGGCATACGGATATCGAGCAAAACCAAATTCGCATCCCATGCCATAAACATCGCTAGCCCATCTTCGCCACTGTACGTCACGCGATTTTCAATGCCGTAGCCAGTGAGCAACTCCGACAGCATATCCACGGCGTCGATGTTGTCATCAACGAGGAGAACCTTGGGGTTGATATTGTTCACAGCTGTTCAACCTTGTCTCTCCTGGAAGTAATTCAATATACCTTGCTCTTCTCTCGCTCGCCGCACCGCAGCACGTACTTGCAGTGCTCAAAATTCTTCCCCAAACTGGAAATCGGTTTGAGGCAGATCAAAATCCGCTCAAATTCACTATGCTAGGGTTTACGGCATGGACCTCAAGAGAAGAATGCACGCAGTCGCCTTGGAGCTGGCCCGTTCACATGGGGTCGCTTTTGCTCGGGCATTTTTCGAAGAGCACTACGCTACAATTAGGAGAACCAAACTGCAGCGAGACAGCCGTGTGCACAAACTACCGCCCTCCGGACAAGGATCTCCTCGCTAATGTCTTGGGCAGGTTGGTCGATCTGCTGACTTAGGCTGGCTCCCGAACCGCTCAACCGCCGCTTCAATCTCCGATTGAAAGCGTTTAGTGCGCAGACGTCTGCACACTCGTCAATCGACTTTCTCCCTTGCCGATTGAAAGAAACTGCAACAATGTGTCTTAGGTCGCTATACTGAACTTAATACACTTTCCGGGAGCGAATCATGGCCACCGTCCCAAGTGCTGACAGGAGACGCGACCACGTTACGGCGTTACACGTCCACCAGGGTATCTCAATTTCCCACCTCACGAGTGCAGCAGAGGCGATCCGAGCAATGGTGGTGGCCGGCGTGCCTCAACACGTAATTACCCGAGTAACCAGTGGTTTTGAGATGCAGCGACGCAGGGACAGCCGTTCGATATGGCCCGGTACAGACAGACGTCAACAAACAGCCGAGCAGTAGCCATGTGCAGACGTCTGCACTCCTTACCGAATCAGAACAAGCCAGGCGGCTCAGCAGTGCGGTCCCAGCTGTAAATGATCAGCTCCTTGCGGTCCGCCGCCTTTGCTCCCCCACCGACCGTGTACGCTATGTCGGTGCTATCCATCTGGAACGCGAGAACACGCGTCGGATGTCCGGATGATCGTTCAAGCTTAGTATCGCCTTCCCCTTCAGCCGCGCCATAAGCTCAGCCATCCGCTCGTACTCAGTTAGCGGAAAATCTACGCCATAGCCTTCGGTCTGCCAGTACGGCGGATCTAGGTAGAACAGCGTATGAGGCCTGTCATACCGCTCCATGCATTTGTGCCAGTCCATGTTCTCGATATAGGCGCCAGCCAGCCTCAGGTGCGCCGCTGACAAGTTCTCTTCAATGCGCAGCAGGTTGACGGGAGGTGCTGTCGTCTCAGTGCCCCAGTTCTGCCCATGCACCTTGCCGCCGAAGGCATGCTGCTGGAGGTAGAAAAAGCGCGCGGCACGCTGGATATCGGTAAGGGTGTGCGGCGGCGTCTCCTGCAGCCACTTGAACACATCACGGCTGGAGAGCGCGTATTTGAACTGGCGGACGAACTCTTCCAGGTGATTTTTGACGACCCGGTACAGATTCACCAGTTCGCCGTTGATGTCGTTGATCACCTCGACGTCTGCCGGCGGCCGCATGAAGAACAGCGCGCCGCCGCCGGCGAAGACTTCGACGTAGCAGGTGTGGGAGGGAATTGGGAAAAGAGACGGTCGGCCAGGCGTCGCTTGCGCCGATCCAAGGGATGATTGGTAATGGTGTTGCCAAGAGTAAACCTTTAAATGCTATCTGTGCTAGACTTCCGCCGCCTCGCGAAGTAGCAGAGCCTTGCTCGGTTCACTGGCCCTATCAGTGGATTGAGGCTCGGGCGTGCTGTTGACGCAGCACGTCTGAGCGCTCTGTTTTTTAGGGATATTTCCCTTTTGTTTCACTAGCGCTATACTGAAATCCCAACAAGCGCACGGAGAGGATGATGTCTTCCCTGGATGACTACGAACGCAGACACGATGAGGTCACCGCGCTGCATGTTCGATCTGGAATTTCGATTCAACATCTAGCAGGCAAACTTGAAGCTCGCCGGCATATGGAAGAGACAGGCGTGCCAGCTCATGTTATTGAACGTATTTTGAGCGGAATTGGTATGCAACGCCGCAGAGTTCCAAGCACGAAATGGCCTGGCGAGGATAGGAGAAAACGCCCGGTTGAAACAGTATAAATCCAGCTTCCTGCAGTCACTTCAGTAGTTCTTGCTGTTGTCGATAGAACTGCCTCAAGCCGAGGGCTTGCTCGCGCCAGGCGCGGCAGACGGTCGCGTTGAAGACGTCGGTTTCCGCGACTTCAGAGAGCGGAATGCCGGCGGATTCTCGGTCAACGTCTGAGGCAGGTCCGGGATCGTCACCTGCCCAGGCGGCGTTATATGCGCGCACGAAGCCAACATTGACGCCATACACAGCATCGTCAGCAGGCGTGACGAACACAGGGACTTGTTTTTCAATCACTTCTCCTTTCAGGTAGATTTTCTGGATGCGGTCGCGGTACTTGATTTCGGTCTGCACCACGACCTTGGTCTGCGCCTTGCCGATGGCCACGGTGCGCTCTGCCTGCGCGGCCACGTAATCGAGGTGCTGCTGGCCAGCGCACCGCTCGCCCTGCAGCAGGCCCAACACATAGACCACCGCCCCCAGGGCGAGCACCAGCAACAGCCGCGCCCACGATGGCACCACAGCGTCACTAAGTTTGTTGAACATGTGGCACCCTCCATTCGAAAGTCCTTGCCGTATGCGCGCCAGCCAGCGGCTGCTCGCCCAGGCAGATCCGGCGCTCGAACTGGCGGCGCCTGGTCAGCCCCGCAACCTGTTTGCCGCCTGCGTGATCCCATGCCAGCAGACCGTTGCACGCGCCGACGTGGTCGCCCTGGTTCAGCTTCTTGAGCAACGAGGAACCGCAGAAGGCGCCCGCGCCGACGTTGTAGGTGAACAGCACATAGGCGTCGTATTCATGCTGAGCGATCGGCACCCGCAGACAGCGCAACACCGCCGCGCCCTTCTCCGCCAACTGCGACTCCGTCAGCGCCTTGCACTCGGCCGCCGTATAGACCCTGGTGCGGTCCACGTCCTTGCCGGCGTAGCCCTGGCACACCGTCCACACATTCACGACGTCCTCATAGGGCACGTAGCGCGTACCCTCCAGCGAGGTGAGCGCCGCCACCAGCGCAGCGCTCACCAGGGTCAGCCCGAAGCGGTTAGACGGGCTCATCGTCCACCCTCCCCTTGTTCCAGCGCAGGTACAGGGTCCACAGCTTGTCCACGATCAGCAGCAGCAGCCACAGCAGCGTGACGAGCTGCACCAGGTCCGGCAGCGTGAAGCCCGCAAAGCTCAGGCTGGCAACGACCGCCGGCGGCGCAGCGGTGACGACTTTCTCGGCCACCGTGCTGGCCGCTTCTTGGGACATAGTCATTGCAATCACAGGTAATAAAAAAGCCCGCAGTAGCGGGCTGGTGGAGATAGCGCAGCACGGTCGCGAGCGCGTTGGGATCGAACCGCCAAGGGTCCGGGATGCCGAGCGCAGCGGCCAGCGCCTCGGAGCAGAACTTGCCGCGCTTCGAATCCGGCACAAAGCCGATCACGAAGTGCAGGTTGCCCAGCAAGTCATACCGTTCGTGTTCGTGCGCTTCGAACCATTTGCACGCTGCAGGTTCCAGCGCCGCCGGCAGCTCGATGAAGTCCCAATGCTCCGGGTCATATTCAATCGCCTTGAAGCGCACTCCACCGTCGATGAACGACGCCGAGGCCGAAAGCCCGTCCGAGAACACAAGCTCACAATGACTGTACGGCCCCCGCATCCAGCGGCTCACGACGATGCTGTAGAGCCCCTGCAGGCCGGGGCGCGTGCCTTTATAGAACGCCGCGCGGAATGTCATTTCAGCCCCTGCGCGATGATGCCGGCCGCATGCACGATATCGTCATGGGCGGCCTGTGCCCTGGCCACGTCAGCGGCATTGTGGATCGCGTACTTTTTCATGCGCAGCGCGCCCAGCTCCTCCAGGGCAATGCGCAACGAGTCAGCCTGCATGATGATCAGGTCCGCCGCGTCGCGATAGGCCAGGCCGGCGGCATCCGCAAACGGTGCAATCCATACACCAGGATCGCCCTGACAGCCGGCAGCGACGAATGCCCGAGCAGCAGCCTCGCGGGCCAGGTACTCGGCATCGAAGCGGAACCAGCGCTGGTAGATGTCCGCGATAAAGGAATCAACGGCAGCGGCCAGCGTGGCTTTGACGCTGGCCAGCTCACCGCTGGCCAGATCCTTTTCTTCATCCGTCATCGGCCGCGTGGTCCACGAACGCACCCACATGTCGCCATGCAGGACAGGCTCCCCTTCTTCAGAGATCATGCCCGGCACCTGCTGCGGCGGTGTACCGTACAGCGGCATGATGCCAAAGGCGGCCAGATCCGCGTCGGTGATGACCTGGCCAAACATCACGTTCACCGCAGTGCGAATGTCGCTATGGCCGACGAAGCGACGGCCGGAACTCACTTCCAGATACATGGAATTACCCTTTCTTAAAATTCGTCGGCTGTACGTGTGGATGGGTAAGCACGGCCCAAGCCATAGATGATTCGCGCGCCACCGTCACCGCCGTTGTAGCCACTGGTGATGTAGTTACCAGCGCCGCCACCGCCACCACAGGCCGGCCCAACCGAACCGGCCGTCCCGACTGTGGCGCCAGTGACGATAGACACACCGCCAATGCCATTCGATCCCGCGCCATTGAGCCCTGTACCGCCACCAGATCCTCCGGCCGCTTTACCTGCGGCTCCGGCACCGCCAGACCCGTTTTGGCCGTTGGGAGCGCTTATATTCGGAATGTTCGTCGCCGCTTGGCCCAACGCCCCATCGCCCGAATAGCCCCCCGCGCTACTGCCGCCAGGACCCGCCAAACCAGCACCGTCCCCCGATGCGCCACCACGCCTGCCATTGCCTCCACCAATGTTGGCGTCGTAAGCAGTACCAGTAGAATCGGAAGCCCAGCCACCACCGTTCGCTTGCAGCAGGATGGTTGTTCCACGCTTGAGCTGCGTCGAACCGCCGGCGTCCCCGGTCTTGTCGCCAACCGCACCGGCAGCACCACCCTTGCCGACGACAATGGTTAGCACTTCGCCTGGCGTGACCGGGATCGAGATTGCGTAGCGCAGCGCCCCGCCACCACCGCCGTAGCCGGTACCGTATGGCGAAGTACCCTCACCACCGCCGCCACCGCCGCCACCGCCAATACCGACAACGCTGATGGAATACACCCCGTCCGGAACGGTCCAGCTGTATGTGCCCGGCTTGGTCCAGGCGACTTGACCTCGGATGGCTGCTGCAGAGGCAACCATCCACAACCTTTGCGTAGTTCGATCCATCGGCTACCCGTTCGCGTAGTTCGGCAGCACCCCGATACGCCAGGTCACGCCGCCATTGCTGGTCACGAACACAAACACATGGGTCTTGCCGGTTTGCAGCGTGGGCATGTTCCCGCCCGGAGGCAGGACCGAACTTGGCCAACCTGCAGCACCGCTGTCGTATTGCATTTCCAGCGTGAAGCTGAAGCCTTGCGGTACATTGCTGAAGGTGAAAGCGACGGTCCCGGCCACTGTCTTCTTGAAGTAGTTGTAGCCAAGGCCGCAATTGATCTCGCCGGCCGGCAGCGGGCCGACATTGAACTGCGTGTTGCTGGCTGACGTGCCTGCAGGACCGGCAACGCCCGATACAGTGATGTTCCAGTCCGTGCGGGTGATGAGCGCCGGACCGATAGCCGTGACGTCCACCGACAGGACGGTGCCAACATACGTCTTCACCGTGCCGTACATCCATGCATCCTTATTAGCACCGGACACCACCAGCACCGGCACATTCGGCTTGAACTGCTTTGCTGCCTCCACCTGGAACACTTTCACGCCGACGCCGACAGCCATCTCGGTTGTGCTGAACGTTGTGACCTGCGTACCGGCCGCGGCTGCAGCACTCGCCGCAGCGCTATCCGCACTGGCAGCGGCGTTCGTCGCGCTGCCGGCAGCCGCCTGCTTGTGTGCTTCGGCCGTTGCGGCTGCGTTGGCCGCCGAGAGCGAACTATCCTGCGCGGCCGACGCGCTGCCATAGGCATCGAGTGCGTTGTTGTAAACGTTGGTGGCCAGGGCATTGAACAGCGCCACCACGTTGATCAGCCAGGCGATGAAGTCATCGACGCGCTGCTTGAAGGTGTTGCGGTCGCCGCGTTGCGGCGCCGCCGGCCCATTCGGAATGGGCGTAGGTTGAACTCGTGCCATCAGATAAATCCTTGGAGTTTGAATCGGAGGGTTACGCGGTCGGAGCCGTTGTAGGTCAACGTCCCTGAGCCCAGGCCGAAACCGCGCAGGCCCGCGTACTCAGGGGTCGAGCTGGCGATCCAGGCGCACGGAACGTCCTGCAGGCGCTGGATCGCGTCCAGCACCGTGCTGGCTTCGGAGCGGTCCACCAGCGCGGTCAGCTCCATGTCCGTCGCCTTGTTGCGGCGTTTAATTTTCGTTTTGCCGAAATCGTCCGTCTTGATGTAGGCGAACGTACGCGGCGTCACCTGCGCCTCGGCCAGCGTCCGACCGCACTCAACACGCGCGCCGACTGCCATCAGGCCGCACTTCACCTGCCCGGACGCTTTCGTAAGCGTTACCGTGACCTCGCAGTTGAAGTACGGATCGACGTCGCCGATGAACAGGTCCGTCATGGGCTTGAAATCGCCCCAGAAATATTCGTCGTAGTCACCCGGCGCCGAGGACTCCAGCTCCTGCACTTTCTGGAAGATCACCGCCCCGCCCGGCTTATCCCGCACCGTCAGGGTGAGGAAATCCGCGTCAAGGCCTGCGAAGTAGAAATCGCTCGCGAAGCCCGGACGCAGCACCACGCTCATCGGTGAGTCGCCCACCGTCTGCGTGTTCACCTCGCTGTCAAACATCAACATGCGGTTCGTCACGGTGTCGAGATCGATCCACCAGGGCGTCGTGCCGGCGGTGTTCTCGGGGAGGTTGGGATCGTGGTTAAGGTTGGTTGCTTTGCCGGACTCGTAAAGCCGGTTTGTGGTCGGGTGCCGCACACGGGCACCCACAGCATAGGTTTTGTCTTTGCTCCAGGCCTCGTCGGTTTCCGGAACGCTGCTACTCACCAGCATGCTGTTCGTGATCGCGATGGGTTCCACCGCGATCAGAATGGCAGTGCTCATTCGATCCTTTCTTATTCTGCAATTTCGACCAGGAAGGGACCGCCGCCCGCCGACACCTGTATCAGAATTTCCGCCGATGCCGCCGAACTTTCCTGCACCAGTTCCATCACCGTTTTCAGCTCCTCGAAGCGAGTGGCCAGCAGCGCGAGCGCGCGGTACATCTCGCCGTTATCCGGGCGGAGAAGTGCCGACGTTTGCGATGCATTGAAAATTCGAGACGGGCCGGTGACTTCCAGCTCGGGACCGTTCTCGCCAACGAGCCGCAGCCCGCCGCCGAAGTCGCCGCCAGTTGCGTAGCCGGGGATGCCGAGCGCCTTGAGCCATTCCTGCCAGGTACGGCCGCCCTTCGCGTTCAGCTCCGGCGCCGCGCCTTTGATGAACTCGGCAATCTCAGACGTGTCCACGCTGGAGCCGAAAGCCTTGGTCCAGAAGGCGTAGCCCTCCGAGTCGGGATCTCGGCCCAGCACCGTCTTGTAGAGATCCGTGACGGAGAAGTTTGTCTTCCCTGGATCGCTCTGACTCGCGCCGGCCTTGACAGCGCCAAGCGCGGCGGAGAACCCGGCAATGGCAGCGGCAAGGCCCTGCACGCCGTTGTTGATGCCGAGCAGCTGATCGAGCTGCGCCTTTGCGTTGTTGCCAAGGGCGTCGAGGCTTTCCAGCTCCTTCTTGTAGGCCAGGTCCAGGCTTTCCTTCTGCGCCTTCAACGAGTCCAGCATTCGCTGCTCGGTCGATACCTTGGTGTCGGTGATACCGGCTAGGCCTGACAGGTCAGATGTGGTCTTGTAAAAGTCGCGGATATAGTCCTGATACGACGAGAACTGATTGCTCGCGTCGCGGGACAGAACCGACAGCACATCCTTCAGCTTATCGGCATCCGGCAGTCCGCCGCCGGCGCGGGCTTTGGCAAGCACGGATGCCAGCTCAGCCTGCGCGGCGACACGGTCGCCCTGCTCCATCCCCGGCGCCTGCATCCCGCTCAGCGTGCTGCGCAGCGCCTGTGACAGCGATTGCAGCTTCGACAGCGATGCGGTAACGCCGTCGATGCTCTTCTCCAGTGCAGACGTCTGCACATCGTGGCGCTTCGTGACCGCGTCACGCTCGACATCAAGAGCGCTCTGCAGGGTATCCAGCGCGCTCTTGGCACTATCCCGCAGCTGGTCGGTGACGGCCTTGATGGAATCCTTCAGGTAGTCGGCCACCGTCTTGAAAGCCGGTCCCAGCGCGAGCAGCGCGGTGTATGTCTTCGCGCCTTCGTCCGTGGCCAGTGCGCCGGACTGCGCCAGCTTCAGCACCGCCTCCTTGTACTGGTCGGCGGTAGTCAGCCCGGTGTAGCCCAGCTTGGCCAATTCCTCGTTCAGCGCCTTCTGCGCCGGACCGATCTGCTCGGCCTTGCTCAGGAAGTTCTGCGCGAAGAACTGGCTTTGCGCCGCCAGGGCATCGGCGCCGCCGGCAAGTTCGAGCAGGTGCTTGCGCGCCGCCTCGCTTGCCAAGCCGACGGCGCCAAACGCGGTGCTGGACGTCACACCAATCGCCTCGATCAAAGCGTTGGTAGTGCGGAACTCGGCCGCCACGCGGTTCAGCGCCGCGCTGGTCGATTCCGTCTCGCCCTTCAGCTTGGCCAGATCCTGCAGCGTGACCGTGGCGCCGAACAGCGCCGGGCCGGTATCGCCCAGCGCCTTTCGGAAGGCCAGAATTGCGCCCGCCTCGGTGGCCAGCTCCTGCGACGATCCTTTGAAGCCATCGAGCAGGCTCGACAGGCCCGGCGCCACGCCCTCGAAGATCACATTCAGGCGAGCCTTGAACACGTCCTCCAACTGGCCGTTGGCGTTCGGATTCGCCCCTTCCACGCCGGTGTGAGCAGTCGTGGACTTGCCCGTCACCGCATCCTTGACCGAGGCTTTTTCGGTATCCGTCAGGAAGCCCGCCAGCGCATCATCCACGGCAGTGACCGTATGGATGAAGTTCTGGACCACATCCGACTTGCTGCTCATCCAGAACGAAGACGACACGCCGAACGTGCCGAAGGCACCAGTCCCGAAGTCGTCGATATACGACTGACCTGTCTTACCCTCGTTCCCGCGCTCATTGATGCTGATCGCACCAGGCTTATTGTTGCTGGTGAAGGTCAGCCGCGTGTCCTTCTCCGGACCGTGCCCGAAGATGCCACTGAAGCCAATCAGCGCGGCCGCACCCATCGCTGCCCATCCCCAACCAGGGATTGCCGCAATCGCCGTGCTGATCTGCGAGCCGGCCGCCAAGCCACTGGCCGCCGCTCCAGCACCCGCTTGCCCGGCAGCGGCTGCCGCCTGATAGGTAGCAATCGCCTCGCCGGCGGCGGCACCCTGCGACAGGCCGGTGCCCAGCGCGGAGATGTAGGTAGAGCCAGCCAGATTGCCGATGCCGGCAACGGCGCCGCCGACATTGGTGAAAGTGCTATATAGGTTGCCCAGGCCTGTGGCAGTCTGCACAGCGTTGGCCGGCGCGCTGCTGCCCACGGTGCCCGTGATCCCGCCTTGAATCGACGGCTTCAGCACCATCGTCTTGAACAGGTTGACGGCGGTGTCGGCCAGGTTCTTCAGCGGCGCCTTGCCCGATTCGAAGCCGCGCATGAGCGCATCGGTCAAGGAATTTTCGATCTGGCCTGCAGCCCGCTTCCATTCGTCTGCGGTAGCCCTTGCCGCGTCCGCCCCAACCTCCTTCAGCGCCCCCTCGCGTTTCGCAGCGGCCAGGTCGCGCAGCAGCTTGGCCTGCTCACGATAGGTTTCGGACAACTGGCCAGACAGATCGATGCCTTCGGCAATGTCTGCGTTCTGCTCCAGGAACGCCGCGCGGTCCTCCAGGCGAGCAGCGGTCAGATCCGCAATGCCGCGTGCGTTCAGGCCGATCTGTTCGTTGGAATCGCGCTGCGCGGTCAACTGCTCCTTCAGCGCGTCGCGGCTGGCCAGTTGACGATCAACAACGCTGGCGAAGGCGTCAGCGGCTGCCCGGTTGTTCTTCACTTCCAGATCCAGCAGCTGCCCCTGCAGCTCGATCTGCCGGGTGGTGATCTGTTCATCGATCTGTGCGATCTGCCCGCGCAGTCCGGCCTGCTCCTTCTGGCTGTTCTGCTTCTTGGCAGCCAGGGCCAGTTCTTCCTGCAGGCCGACCTTGCGCTTGGCCAGCGCTGCCACCTCCAGCTGCGCAACGCCTTCGACATAGTCCTTCTCGTTGACCAGGCCGGCCGCGTGGTTGGCATTCAGCAACGCCTGAGAACGCTTTTCTACTTCCTCGGTAATGACGCCCCGGCGCTTAATAGCCTCGATCTGCGAATCGATGCCGTCGTTGAACAGGTCCGCGTACTTCTTACGGACCTCACCAACGCGCACTTCGATATCGGCTTGAGACTTGCCAGCGGCCGCCCCCAGCGTGCGGGCCTTGGTGATGTCGGTTTCCAGCTGCTCCTGGCGTGTTTGGTACTTCTCGCCTTCCTTCAGCCACTCAATCCGGGCGTTGTCCAGCTTGTTCGCCGCGTCCTTGGCCTTGTTGGCCTCGTTCTGCTTGTCGATCTGTCCCTGCAGGTTCGCTTCCTGCTGCCGCAGATCCGGCAGGCGTTCGCGCGCACTGGCCGCGTTCGCGTAGCTATACAGATTGCGCTGTGCCGCCTTGATGTTCGCCTGGACCTTCTCCAGCTGCTGCTGCAGGGTTTCCTCGCGCCCGATGTTCAGGAAGTAGTCCCAGGCACCTTTTGCGGCGTCTCCAGCGTCCTTCCATGCCTTTTCAATCGGCCCCAGGTGCGCGAGCGTCTGTTTGGCCCGGTCGCCCATCGCGTCAGCGTAGGTCTTCTGCGCCAGCGTCGCCGCTTCATCCTTGCGGCCCTGTTCCTCCAGCGACTTGATCTGCTCATATACAGCCGCTGTCAGGAAGTGGTATTCATTGCTCAGGCGCTCAGCCGACTGCAGCGGGCTCTCACCCAGCGACTTGAAGTCCTTGGCCATGTCCTGCACGGACTTGCCAACCGCGCGTTGCGTCTCGACCGTGACCTTGCCGAAATACTCGATGTTCTCGGCTGCCACCTGGCCTGTTCCGGCGAGCGCCGCGACCGCTTCCGCAGCCGCGCCTGCGTTCCGACCGTCTGGCTGATATTGCGCGCCATATCGGCCAACTGGCCAGACGTCGTCGCAGCGGCGTTGCCGTTCATGATCAGGGCATCCTTGAAGGCGTCCGCCTCCTTGCTGCCCTGATGGTAAGCAACTGCCAGGCCAACGCCGGCGGCCGCAAGCAGCGTATAGGGGTTGATCAGGCCAACAACGTATCCGGCCAGCGCACGGGCTGCACCGCCCGTGGAACCGAACGCGTCCCGGAGCTGGCCACCCTGTTGCAGCAGCACCGTCAGCGGCGCTTGCCCGCCTCGCAGCGAGGTGACGATATCGGTCACTTGCGCCGGCACCTGACGCAGCGCCGCGGCTGTTTGAGCGGCCGATACTTGCACCCGGTTTAGCGACGTCGCCGCGCCAAATACCGACTGGTTCGCGGAGTCCTGCCGTGTTCGCACTGCTTCCAGCTGGTCCAGATAGGGACGCAGCACGTCGGCATTCACGCCGCGCTGGTTGGCCAGCACTTCAAAGTATTGGCGCGATCCTCGTTCGCCTGCCTCCATCACAGCGCTCGTGCGCTGGATAGAGGAAATCAGGCTGCGCGTGGACGCCTCAACGCGGTTTGCCGCCTGCCCGCTGCCGCTGCCCAGGTTGTCGAGCGCGGCTGAGCCTTGCTGGCCCAATGTCGCCAACGAGCGGCCGGTGCGCACGATGGCACCATCAGCACGCTGCAGACCGGATTCCACGCCACTGGACTCGACGGACAGCTCAATGCTGGCCGCGCCAATCGTGTTGGACATAGATACCTCAATAAAAAAACCGCCCTAAGGCGGCTACTTCTCGCGCATCGCTTCGAGCGCGGCGAATTCCATTGTTCGCAGATCGGCTTCCAGCTCGTCGTATTCGACGTCCGTCAGCTGCATGCGATCCATCTTGCGCATTGCAACGCCGTAGTCCAGCCCGAGCGGGCCGCCCATCGAAACGCGCCATTGCGTCTGCATGTAGAGGAACAGCCGATAGACCTGTGCGTTTTCCTCAAACACGATCACGGTCCGGGCGACGTCGTCCTCGGTGAGTCCCCAAGCTTCCAGTTCTTCACGCTTTGGAGGCTTGCTGTACATCGCCGAGGCGACGTCAATCAGTTTTTTTCGCGAACGTGCGCGACGGCTTTCGCATAGGCCTGCGCGATGCGCGTCAGAGAGCCAGGGTTTTCGTCTTCCAGCTGCAGCAGCTTTTCCTTGCTGAACGCATCGGACAGATCCCAGTCATCGGCGATGTTCAGAACGTGGCCCACCATCACTTCGTCCTGCTTCTCGTATTCTTCGACCGTCGAAATGCGCTTCGGCTGCGCGTTGGGGTTGGCCTTCAGTTCAGCGGCAGCTTCCTCGATCTGCTGCTTCACCATCGCTTCCAGTGCGTCGGCTCGGTCGTCCAGCAGCTTTGCAAACTCCTTGCGGGTACGATACTTGAAGCGGATCTTCATCTCCGCCACGGTTCCGGACAGCAGGATGATTTCGACCGGTTTGACGAAATTTTCAGGGTTATTGCCAAGGGTGACTTTGTTTGCCATGGTTTTTGTGCTTTCTGTGATCGAATAAAAAAACCCAGCAGGAGCTACCTGCTGGGCGTAGGGGTGCCGGTATGGCGCGAGGGCAAAAGGTTTAGTTCACGTAGCGAACTGGGCGGGCCTGCAGGCTGAACGAGGACTTCACGGACATCACCTTGCCCTTGGTCAGGGACGGCGTTTCGTCCAGGGAGAAGATGCCGTTGTAGAGCAGGAACGAGCCGTTCGGCAGCGCCACCACCAGGGCGCGCGGCGAGCGCGCTTCGGCAGCAGCCTTCAGGGCGATGTAACCTGGCAGCGACGGATCGTCAGCGATCTCGATGGACAGGGCCTGCGCGCTGGCCTTGGTCGGCAGCTGCGTTTCGAAGTCGTTCTCCAGGAACTCGTACTTCGTGAACTGCATCTCGCCGCCCGAGCTTTGGGTGTCCAGGATCTGCTGGATCTGCTGGCGCGCCGTGATCTTGCGCACGCTGCCAACGCCGCCGCCCGGCACGAAGCGCGACTGGTCGGAGGTGTCGATGCCTTCCAGGGTGAAGCCGCCGGCGGTTTGTGCCGAAACGCGGCAGATACGGCCGTTGATCTTCGACCAGCCGGAGGTCACTTCGACCAGGTCGCCGTTGGCCAGGTTATGGCCAGCAGCTTGGCAAACAGCCTGCACCGCGTTCGATACGGCGGTGATGCTGATCGCGGCAGCGTATTGGGTTGCGAGGGACAGCGTAGCGCCGTCTGGCAGGGAAACAGCCATGTGTAAATCCTTTCGGGCAAAAAAATGGCCGCTCGATGGCGGCCGTGTTGCGCCCATGACGGGCGATTGTCGTAAGGTCAGCGTTGCGCTGACGGTCGATCAGGTGTCACACCAGACGGTAAAGTCCTGTCTGGCGCAACGGAGACCCGTTTCCGGGTCGTAGTCAGTAGAGGGGCCGCCCAGGGCGGCGACTTGCATGCCGGGCATGGAGCGCAGCGAGGCGCCTGCGGCGGCAAGCAATGCCTTCGCTTCGACGCGCGTTTTGGACCATACCGCGAACTGCACGCGGGCGTTCTGCAGGTCCGGCACGGAGCCGTCCAGGAAGCCGAGCGACTGGCCGCCGACGTCTTGGTACGTGATGTACGGCGCCGCAGCCCCGGCCGGCGCCACGTCGGGATAGACGCGGCTATCGACCAGCGCCTTGAGCGCGCCGAAGATCAGGGATTCTTCGCTCATGCAGCCATCCTCACTTCGCGTAGTGCCTGCGCCATCCGCGCCTTGCCGGCGTCGATGGCTTCCGGGATCGTGGCCATGGACGGCCGCAAGAACGGATGCGCCGGCGCACGCGATGTGCCGAACTCCACCATGTGGCCGTACGGCGCCTTCCGGTGATTCCAGCTGATACGGTACAGCTTCCGGGTTGGACCGGACTGCTCAGGCGAGTACGCACGGTAGATGGCGCGCTGCAGGTTCCCCGGAGCAAACAGGTAACGCACGCCGGTTCGCTTCGAGTCGCGGCCGTAGAAGAAGTGCGCGGCTTCGGATATCGGGGCTCGGATCTGCGCGTCCAGGTACACCACCTTCGCCATCGCGGCAACGCCTTCGAACGCCACCTTTTCCCGCACCTCTTCACCATATTGCTTCAGCTGCTGGGACAGCTGCCCCAACTGCGAAATGTCCATCCTGAAGGTCATCCCACCTCCTTCGAACACATCAGCAGTAGTGAGCCGTCATCGCGCTCCAGCGGCGAAACAACGCCATATACGACATTGCCGTGCAGCGCGCGCATACCGGCTGTAACTCCCGGCCTAGCGCGGATCGTGATTCGTGTCTGCACACGCGTCTGATCCGCATTGGCGGACAGGAAGTCACGGGCAGACAGGTCCACGATTTCCGCCCACACCCGGCCGTCACCGTCAAGGATGACGTTCCGCCAGTCCTCCTGGGGCTGGCCAGCCGCATCCTGGCCAGTAACCTTCTGCTGCAGCAGCAGCCGCTTATTCAGTCGTATCGACAAGCTCATAGCTGGCTCCTGCACGAATCGAGCAGACGGTCGATAAACTGGGACTGCCGGGTGCCCCGGTCGGACTGCGTCACTGGATCGAACTGGTCCACCAGCTTCGCCAGGATGTACAGCTTCACAGAATCAGGCGTTGAATCCGGTGTCGCACCGTAGCCGCACTGCAACCGCACCGTCACGGCATCGAACTCGTTGCAGCATTGCGGCCAGTTGCGCCCCGACGCCGGCACCAGCACACTTTCGTAGCGTGTTCGTACCACGCGATACTCCGTCGGCGCCAGGGTCAATTCATTGCCCGCCTGATCACGGTAAACAACCTCGGTTACGGCAATGACTGGATGAGGCAGCTTGACGCGCGGCGTGAAGCCGTTCTGGCGCACTTCCCAGGACTGCTCCATCAGCACCTGGCCAATCTCATGCTCCAGTTCGCTCACGATGCCGGCGAGCCAGATATTGATCATCGCGTCGAGCGCATCGCCGTCCACGCGCAAACTCGTCCGGGCCGCCTCCAGCGTTACCGGCAGTACCGTAGGCCCGAGCGTGCGCATCTTGGTTCGTTCAATGCGCATGCGATCTCCTACTGGTCGCCGGTTTGGTCCGCGCCGTCGCCGCCGGCATTGCCGTCAGCAGCCGCGTCGTCGGCGTGCTCCACGATCTCCACGCCAGTGCTACGGCAGTAGATGATGGCTTCGTCGGTGTCGTCCGCAACGCCTGCCTTCACCAAGGTAGCAGCCACGCGCGCCGGCAGGCTGACCAGGGTATTGGGCTTGTACGACTTGCTTCCGATTGGCGTGTCAACGAGAATGCGAACTACAGTTGTCTTGCTGGCCATAGAGGCCTCCTTTCACTAGAAGTCGGCGCCATGAGCGGCGCCGATGACGATTAGGTTGCTGGGTGCTGGTAGGACTTCACAGCATTGACGTCGAGCAGGTTGCCGCCGGCGCGCGCGAACGCCAGGAAACCGACCTGGCCCTTGGACGCGTAAACGGAATCTTCAAAGCGGTGCAGCAGCAGTTGCAGCACGTCGCGGATCATGTACTTGGAGTAGTCGCCAAAGCCCAGGGACTTGGCATTTGCACCAGGAACCGCCATGTCGTTGTTGATCTGCACGTCCTTGCCGAGCAGCTGGGAAGGCACGCCGGTCTTAATACCGGACTCATAGGAGTCTGCCCAGATCGGGCGACCGCTGCCGTCCTTGAGCTTGCGGACAACTTTGCGCATCTGTTGGTGCATCTGCCAGCGGCAATCGCCGCTGAGCTGATACGCCTCGTCAATCGATTCCAGCAGATCCACCAGGTCTTCATAGGTGATGGTCACGGTCTGGCCAGTTGCCCCCACCTTGCCCACGCTTGCCGCAGTTGCCCAGCCAGTCGGCTGGCCGGTGCCGGTGCCAGTAGTGAAGCCGCGGTTGAAAGTGCGGCCCAGGCGGTCACGGATGCGCTTGTTTACCAACGCAATGATGTCGATGGACGAATCCATCAGCAGCTCAATCGGGATGGTGATGATCTTCGAACTGGCCTTGAAAGCGTTCAGGCCGGCCGTGCCGAAGGTCGGGTCCTGGCTGGACGCAGCCGTATTTTCTGGAACCCATTCGCCTTCTTCAGCGGTGCCATCGGAAGTCGGATAGGACAACGCATTACCCTGCGTGGTCGTGATCTGGCTGGCGACTTCGCGCATGCCGCCGTACGCCTTCAGGCTGTCGATCAGTTGCGTCGCCACCGAGCTTTCGACGGTGTAGCCGCCCTGCGCTGGCGTGCCGGTCGAGGTGGTATCGCGGATCGACATCAGCTCGTCACGGGTCAGCGCGCTGGGGCCTTCGCGCAACAGGCGGTCATACAGCTTGCGGCGTTCGTTCTGAACCTTGTTCTTCGGATCGATCTTGAACTGGTCAACGTCCTGGAAATTCTCCTCCGCGTGCTCATCCATCACGCGCTGGATGTTGTTGATGTCGCGGTCGCATTCTTCCATGCGGTCCGCCAGGCTATCGAACTGTTTCTGTTCTGCCGCCGTCCAAATGCGGTCGCCTTTGTTTGCCAGCAGATCGCGCGCCTGACGTGCCAGTTCGTTTTTCTCGTCGCGCTTGGCTTGGATGCTCATTACCATGGGTATTGCCTTTCGATATCAGAAATGAAAAAAGCCCGGTGGATCGCTCCATCGGGCTTCGTGGGTCCGCTGAGCGCGGAGGTGTTAGTTCGTGGTCAGTTCCAGCAGCCGCAGTCGGTTTGCGTTGGCGGCGCGCTGTACCTGGCACGCTTTCTCATCCAGTGGCTCGCGCTTCGGCGGCGCCGTCAGGGCCTTCGGCGCCTTTGCGAATGCGGCCACGTTCCAGGCGCCGCGATTGGCCGGTGCCTGCGCTTCACGCTCGTAGGCCAGCAGCACGATCTTGTCCACGAAGCCGTTGTCCACTGCTTCTTGCGCGGTGAACCAGGTTTCTTCTGCCATCCAGGCGGTAATCTCATCCTCGCTCTTGCCGGTCTTCTTCGCGTAGTCCGCGACGATAGTGCCGTCCACCTTGTCCAGCAGGCTTGCCGTCTTGGTCAGGTCCTCCTTGTTCCCATATGCGAACGTCCACGCGTTGTGGATCATGAAGAAGGCGCCATCGGAGATTTCCGCACTGGCGCACGCCGTGACGATATAAGTCGCGGCCGACGCCGCCAGGCTGTCGATCTGCGCATGGACGTTGCCATGCTGCGCGATGGCAGTGGCGATTGCCCGCGCCTCGAACACGTCACCGCCAGGTGAATTGATACGCAGCGATACCTTCTTGTTCGCGAGCTGGTCCAGCTGCTTGGTAAAGTCGGCAGCGCTGACGCCGAAGTACGGATCGATCACGTCATACAGGTAGATCACTGCGCTCTCGTCACGCACCAGCGTATGAATACCGCTGCCTTCTCGCCGCGCGTTATCGCGCAGCAGCTGCAGGAGGTGTTTGCTCATCGTTTGCCTTTCCGTTTTTTGGGTAATACAGGACGTCGCCACCGGCAACCGGCGGCAAATTTTTCTTGCGACGCGCCTCATTGAGCGTCATCCAGCCAGGGCCTTGCGAGCCGCCAACCGCCTGACGCATGTAATCAGCCTCGGATTTCGTATCGCCGGCCAACAGCGCGTCATAGTCATGCGCGACGAAGATCTTGCCGCTGGTGCGATACAGCTTCCGGTTCAGCTCCTGCTTCATACGCGTCATGTGTGGCAGGCATGTGAACTTGACGAAGCCCAGCACCAGCTGCTCGATGCCGCTGCCCCAGCTGCTGGTGGTCTCCTGCGCGCCGACCATGACGGGCGGAACGCCGAACGCGCGGCAGATGTCGATCACCTGGTATTTGCGGCTTGCCAGCAATTCGACGTCGGCCGACGAAAGGCTCAGTTCCTTGATGTCCAGCCCCTGGGTCAACACCAGCGGCTTGCCCGCGTTCTCCACACCAGAGTATTTTTCCTCATAGGTGCGGCGCAGCAGGTCGATCTGCTCCTCTTCCATCTTGTGCGAGGCCTTGATCAGGTGCTTCGGCGTCGCGCCATTGGCGAAGAACTTGCCAGAGAAGCTTTCAGCCGCCAGCGCGATGCCGATGGATTGGAACGCCGCATATTGGATTACCGACATGCCGTTGCGCCCGTCGAAGCCAAAGCCCGGGAAGTGCAGCATGTCGTCTTGATCGCGTCCGTACGGCTTGCCCTCTTCCGGATAGATCGAATAGCGCAAGCGCCCATCGACCAGATCGACGCACACGCGGTCAGGATGCAGCGGCAGCAACCCGATCACTTCACCGCGCCGGTTGCGCTGGATCTCGCAGTAACCGTCCCCCCGCAGCAGCATGGACTTCAAAATCCATTCCCACATCGCGGCGGCTGTCCATAGCGCATGGGGCTGCTCGTTGAGCAGATACCAGATGTCCGACGCGATTTCCTGCGAATAGCCCACCATCCGCTCGTACACGTTGACGGGCATATCTGCGATGGTGGAGGCAATCAGGCGCACACAGGCATACACAGTTGAGACGCGCATCGAGCTGGTCTCGGTCACCGCAAAGCCGGATGCAGACTTCGGGCCGCCCAACAGGTCAATAACTTGTGGGTCGCTGGAGCGGATAACAGTGCTTGTGGCGGAATCCTGTACAGACGTCTGCACAAATGTCGGCTCGGACCGTTCGCCGGTGTGTGCAGACGTCTGCACATCACTCGGCCCCAATCCAAACCAGTTTCTTACGGTGTCAATCATCATAGACTTACAAATCCTTGTTCGATACGCTCCTCGCGGAACAGCAGTGCGCGAGCCATCGCGATCAGCATGCTGACCGGGCCGTCGATCTTCTCCGACTGCTTCTCTTTGGTTGGGTGCTTCAGGCCCGAGAACTTCGAGACGCGCAGGACCACGTTGCTCATCATCCATTCCATGGCGCTGTTCCCCTCGTGGACAAGCTCGCCGGTCAGCACCAGGTTCTCCACCTCGGTGATGGGCATGGTGAAGTGACTGGACGTTTGCGAGATTTCGACCATCGGCAGGCCCGCCTCGACCAGCTTGGTTACGAAATAGCTGGCGAACTTCGGGTCATACGGCACTTCGCGCACATCGAACTTCTTGGAGAAGTCCATCAGGTCACGCCGGATTGCGTCAAAGTCGGTAGCGTTGCCTTCGTTGACCAGCAGCTCGCCGCGCTGCTCGTATCGCCTGAAATGGTCGTTCTCTGGTTTTTCCACCTCTGTCTCGTTGTGATAGAAGCGGAAGAAGACGTAGAACTTTCCCTTGCGCTGGAACACCAGGCAGAGCGAAGCGATATCGCTTTTCTCGGCTAGGTCCATCCCGATCCAGCACTCTTCGCCGAGGAAGTCTTCCAACGATAGCGATTCGTCCGCGCATTTGCGCCAGGATGCCGTCGCGATCCAGCTTTCGCCGCCGGCGAGCCAGATGTTCAGGCGCTTGGTCTTGAAGTTGGGCTGTTCGGTCGGTTTGCGTACCGCCGCCTCACAGGCCGACCGCAACCCGGCTTCATAGACGGAGACGCCCAGGCCGGGATTCGCTTTGGCCCATTCCACTGGATCGGTCCAGTTCTCCGGATCGTCCACGGTGTAGATGATGGCGAGCAGCTCGTCATCTTCAATCGATCCCTCCACCACCTTCTTCGCGTAGCAGTGCTGCTCGTATCCGAAGCTGGCCAGGTTGAAGCCAGCCGTCGTGATCTGCCAGAGCAGCGGCTGCAGCCGGGCGCCGAAGCCACTTTTGATCACGTCGTACACCTCGCGGTTCGGGTGTGCATGGACTTCATCTAGAATGCCGCCGTGGGGGTTCAGGCCATCCATGGAATCCGAGTCCCGCCCCAACGGCACAAACTTGTCGGCCTTGCCGCGCACGAACAATTCGCTGCGGCGCTCCGAAATATGGCGACGCAGCGCGGGGCTAGCCCTCACCATGCGCAGCGCTTCATCGTGCGTGATCTTGGCCTGTTCCAGTTTCGTCGCCGCCGTGTACACCTCGGCCCCGCCCTCCCCGTCAAAAAAGAAGAGGTACAGACCCACGCCCGCCAGCTTGGTGCTCTTGCCGTTCTTGCGCGGCACCTCTTCCCACACCTCACGGAATCGCCGGGTGCCGTCCTCCCGCAGCCAGCCGAACGCCAGCGCCACCCAGAACTGCTGCCACGGCGATGGCACGAACGGCTGCCCCGCCCATTCGCCCTTCGAGTGCCGCAGGTACAGGAAGGATTCCAGCGCGTGCTGTGCGTGGGCATCCGAGAAGACCAGGCCACGGAGATGGCCAGTCTGCAAGTCGCGGTAATGCCGCTCCACTGCCATGCGGGTCCAGCGGCAGACGGGAATTTCACCGGCAATGACCTGCAGGCCGTACTCGTTCCAGTTGAAGGTCGATTGCGAGGTGTCCACCACTTGGGCGGTCACTTCACCCTCCGGATGCCCATCTCGGCCTTCTGCGCCTTGAACGCAGCGACCGGATCATCGAACAGCGTGCCCTGCGCGCTGGCGGCAATCTCGGCGGCCTGCACCTTGTTGAAGGAGATGATCGTCAGGCAGGCTTCCGGCAAGTAGCGCATCAAATCTTTCTTCTGATCGCGCGCCACGTAATAGAGCGGGTGCGGCGTCATGTAGCCGTTGCCGCTTTCCATGATGTAGCTGCCGCTATTGCCTTCAGCGTACTTGTCCAACCCGACCTCAGCATCCTCCCACCGGATGTAGGTCTTGACGATGATGTGCATCAGCATCGCATCGGTTCGATGGATCAGGCCATACTCCAGCAGCGCCTCCGTCACGTGGCGCCAGATCTTCTTCTCCCTGGGAGACAATTTGCTCAGCGTATCCGGTATCCGGGATTCGATAACCGCATCAATGCGATCCATCGCAGCTGCCTTCGAGCCATTTACCGACGGCAGGCCGGTCAAACGGGGCTGCACGCTCATAACGGTCTCCTTCCATCAAAAACTGACCCTGTTGATCTGTGGGGGCTAGAAAAAAGACCCCCCCCTATCTGAAAATCCCACCCGCGCGAAACTTAGGGAACCGCACGGTCTCCAGCCATCGCGGCCAGACTTTTAGGCACCCCCGCCTATCGGTCGAGGTACGCGCCCTGCGGATTCGCGCGGCGCTGGCCCAGGCCGCCTGCCGTCTTCGGGCAGAACTGAACGTCATGGTCATTGCTGCCGCAGTAGCTGCACCACAGATTCGCGCGTGCCGCGCTGCCGCCCCAGGTGGACGGGCAAAGCGCTGTCGGATGCTGCAGTCCGCAATATGCGCATCGCTCAAGACTCATATCGATACTCCATTTCCGAAGCCACCATCCTCGCGGGCGGTCTTCTTGTCGTGGCACGGCTTACACAGGGATTGCCAGTTCTTGGTGTCCCAGAACAGATCCTGGTCGCCACGGTGTGGTGTGATGTGATCGACCACAGTTGCAGGCGCGACGCGCCGTTGTCGTTCGCACTCAGCGCAGAGAGGATGGCGAGACAACCAGGTCGCGCGCGCCTTCCGCCAGCGGCTGTTGTAACCGCGACTGGATGCGGACCCGCGCCGCTCGTCAGTCTGTTGCCGAACCTGCTGGAGATGCTTCTCACAGTAGCCAGGCTCCGCCAGGAGCGCCGCGCAGCCGGAATGCCGGCAAGGGACGCGCGCACGAATTGTCATGACCTTCTCCTACATCAAACAAATGTCACCGCCCGCGACAAGCAGGAACCGCACGGATGCGGTCGGAGCCCTCTTGTCCTTGGAAACGTCGGTGACTGCGCCCGTTATTCATACCGCCACTGGGAGCGCGCTGGCGGCCGTCGTGTCAGTGTCGAGTTTGGCGCGCCATGCGAGCGTCAATAGCGCTCAGGCGTTTGTATGTTGCGAGCAGTTCACGATGCCCGACTTCGCGCCGTGCTGCCATCCAGGCATCGAAGCCCGTCTCAGCGATGTCCGCTTCGCCTTTGACGAGGTGATACTGACCCAGCACGCGAGTCCACTCCGCGGAGTTGGGAATGGAGGCGTATGACTCGCACTCCACCACGACCGGTGCGCCGGCCACGAACTTCACAGTGAACGAGAGCAGGTGATCAGGCAGGCCGAGAAGGCGCGCGATCTGGCTACCCAGTTCATTCGAGGAGGTCAGTTTGAACATGATGTCTTTCGGTGAAAGGCGTACGCCAAAAGAAAAGGCCCGCGCAGTGGCGGGCCTTCTACTTGTTGCGCTTTAGCCGAGCGCGCGCCTCCACGAAGGAGACGCCTGATCGGCTAAAGGCTCGGGGCATCCCGGCAGACAAGTTGTAGGGCGAATGTTAGCGGCGTTCAAAAACAATAATCAAGATCTATTTTTCGACAGCAGCGGAATGAATCGCGTCAACGCTACCTACTTTCGCCAGGATCGCCTTGATGTCGCGCTCGGCTTTCGACACCACCAGTTCGACGTGTGGACCGCGCACGCCCTTGAGGAAGCGACGCAGTTGCGACACCGGCCAGCGCTGAATGTAGAGGCACTTCAGCGCCTGCCGCGCGTTGTTGTCGCCGAGGGTGCGCCATGCCGCCTCCACCAGCCAGCCGTCCAGTTCATCGGCTGAGACCAGCGGGCTCAAGGGTTTGATCCGCTCATCCATCACGTCGCTGGCCGGCGCAGCTTCCGACGTACGCAACTGGACGTACAGCTTCGCCCAGCCAGCGCAATACTGCGACGCGCCACCGGCGGACGCCTTGCCATGCACCACCTTGCGCCAGTTCTCCATGCGCGCCAGGAACTGCTCCTGCTGCCGCGATGCACACCCGCCGGCCTCAGTGCGCGGACGCGGCGCCACGTTCAATTCAGCCTCAACCTCGGAAAACTTCATCCCACCCACCTCAATCTCCACGCCCATTCGCTACCTTTCTCATTTTCCGCCGCCCTTACCTCGTTCTCATTCCGTCTAACCTCAAGAAGGTTGGCCTTTTAGGTTAGACGGCTACAACCCGCATCAATGCTATGTCTGTCTAACCTCCTAACCCGTCTGACTCATTTTCAATGTTTGCAAATGCACACCGAGTCATAGCTGTCCGTCGCGCACGTATACGCGTGACGCGCATATGCGTGCGCGGCTTGGTTGGCGAGGTTGGACGGTTGGACGAAGCCTTTATCCATGCGGGTTTCGGCCGTCTAACCTCAGAATATGCAGGTTGGACGGATTGCCCAAGATAGGCGAATGGACTGGCTTCAAAGGCCAACGCCATCACCTTTTCCGCACGCGGATATTCCGCACACGATCCCTGGTGAGGCGCAGGCATTGCGCCGCGCTTCTGATTGATCTGGCCGACGCTCATTGCGCGTCTCCATGGCTGTCCACCCCTTGCTCCGCTTCCGCAGCAGGACGCTCGTAATACCACTCGCGCGCACCACCCGTCTCTCGCTTCTTGATCCAGCCGAACTTGCGCATGATCGCGCCCACGCGCATGGTCTCCGCCCTGGCCGGCCCGAGCTTGGACATCTCGAAATGGAGCGCCTTGGTGAGCAGCTCCCGTGCCGTGACGCTCTTGAGCTTCCCCGAAAGTGTTGGCTTCCCGTCCGAGTCTTTCCCCTCCACATACTCGTAAAGGCGGCCGCGCCACGGATCAGGAATTTCCCGGTCATCCTGCATCGGATCGATCAGGCGGCGCTGCTGATCAAATGTTGGCCACCATTGCACGCCAGTCTTCATCAGCGCAATGGCCTCACCGAACAGGTGGTCCCGATCCGCCTTCAGAGCCTCGATGTCGATCTTGCCCGTGTTAACTGGCCAGAACCGCCTATTGCCCGTCGAGTCCTTGAAATATGCATCCTCGTTGGTCGTCGCTGCGAAGGCGCACCGACGCGGGACACTCTTCATACGGCGACCGTACGGCTCCCGGAAACGATCCACCGTGCTGGACATAAACGCTTTAATAGCAGTGACTTCAGAGCGGTTGAATTGCTCCAGTTCGGCCACCTCGTACAGTAGGACACCCTGGATCGACAGATAGCCGTCCTTCTCCCCCATCCTGAACGGCGTGTCCGCGAACCAGTCACCACCCAACACTTTCAATGCCGTGGACTTACCTTGACCTTGCCCGCCCTCAAATACCGGAGCGTGGTCATTTTTCACGCCCGGCTTGTAGCCGCGCATGACGATGCCGATAAAGAACATGGTCGATACGAGACGCATGTACTCGGAGTCGTCGGCGCTCCAGTAACGCGTCAACGCTGTCGCGACGCGCTGCTGGCCATCCCACGATGCCGCGCAGTGGTCCAGATAGTCCACAACTGGATCGAAGGCGAACTCTCGGGCGGCCTGAGCAACGCCACGTTCGATGTCACCCATCGCCGCGACGACCAGTCCATACTTTTTCGCCACGTACATGCCGAGGCGGAAGTCGTCCGACTCCGTCCACTCGCCAGGCGTGGTTGGCCACGGCGCCTTGCGCCGCTTGACTTGCAGTCCGGAAAAAAGATCTAGGGCGACGAGGCCACGCAGCTCCTTGTCATGCTGCATGACCAAGTACACGTTCTCTCGACACCCCTTCACACCACCGTTTGCAGTCGCGATCAGGTTGTCCCGCAAGGAGCCATGTAGCTCATCGCCTGCGCCAGCCGGTAAAGGGGTAGAAGCGGAATCGAATTGGTCCGCCATCTGCTCTCTCACCCACGCCGGCACAGCATCGGCTGTGGGCTGGTTCGGAAGCTGCTGTGCCTCTTGAGCAGATGCCAATGCAGGGCGCAGCTTCGTAGTCCAGGCAATGACCTCCTCCTCGGTTGCCCCGCCGTCGATCAGGTCAGCGATGTCCCAGCCATCTGGCAACTCGCCTGGCGCAGGAATGTCCACCATGAACACGTTGCAGCCCTGCGCACCCAGGATTTCAGCGATCTTAATCATCGCACTCACACCTGGCTGCTCGTGCTCTGGTATGAGCTGGCCTGCATGCTCGTGCCCCTCCTTGTACCGTTTCGCATCCGCGTCCGGCCACAGAATCACATCACGATTGCAAATGGCTGACCAATCCGCCTTCTTCACCGCCTTGCTGCCACCCGACCAGGAAACCACTTCGAATGCGTCATGAACCGTAGGCATCGACACGGCGCGGTCCACACACTTCTCACCCTCAACAACAAGCACCGGCACGTCCATACGCTGCGGGCCGCGCTGATACAGCGGGCGAGGCTCAGGAAACGCAAGCCATCGCCATTCGGACGCACCGGTATCAGCTCGCTTTGCGTACACGCATGGCAGCACTTCCTTGCCTTTGCCGTCGGAACGGATGAAGCGGAAGACTACACCAAGCAGCCTCCCTTCAGCGTCGCGGTATTCCCAACTGGCTTCCGGACGACCACGTACGACGTGTGCCTTAGGGTACGGGCCAGCAGAGTCCGGCACAGGCAAGATAGGGGTCCACGGCGTGCGTTTTTTTTCCTCGGCAGGTGCTTCTACCCCTTTGTCCGCTTGCGCAGGCGCGTGATTAGGTCGTGGTTGCACCAGCTTAATAGGTGCCTTCGGCTTACCTTTATGCGTACCGGTATCGGAAAGGGTGATGGAGAGCCGCTCGGCGAGCGCTTTGCACGCTTGACCAGGCTTCAAGTCGTGGATAAAGGCATAAAGCGAGATTAGATCGCCGCCGGCTGCGCCGTCGGAAAAATCTGACCAAACCCCGGCCTTGTCCCCTGTAAGGCGCACGCGCAAAGACTGCCCTGCTTCGCCAGCTCGCGAACCAACGCAATACTCGCTCCCCTCCTTTACGCCGTTCGGGAACCACTCCTGAAGGAGTGTATGAATAGAGTCGAGCGCTACGCGCCCGACTAAGGAAAAATCGTCCAGCGTCACGCAGCTGCCTTCTCTCCGAATGGCACATACACATCCCCCATGCGCGAAGGGATTTCGCGGTAGTCCAGCGCACCAGGGCGCAGCACCATCGCGCTACGGCTACGCAGTGGGCGATTCACGATGGCTGTGCGCGGTGCGGCCGGCACGCCCTGATATTTTGGCGCAGCAGGCTGATCTGACTGGACGAAGCGCTCGCCCTCCTTGGTGATCTCCACACCCTTCGTGCAGATACGAGCCAGGCCGGCGCCGCACAGCGCACCAATTACTTCCTCTTCGAATTGGACGCGGCCGCGAGTCCAGCCGACGCGTGCCGCGAGGGTCGCCGGGAGGACTGCAATGCGCGCCGCAAACAGCGTAATCAGCGTATTCGCCGGCACGGTGCCGCGGCGCGGTAGGTTATGCTTAGCCATGTGTGATCCTTGATGCGCGGATTGCGCATCTCATATGTAGTTTGGGAAAGTCCACCGAGTAGGCGGATTCGAATGCTTCAATATTGCTTCGTGTTTGGTTACTTCTCGGCCATTTCTTCCAAGCGTGCCGCCAGCTGCTGCATGGCTTGATTCGTTCGATAAATGGCAGCCCTCACGCGCTCGATTTCCTCTCGGTCCACACGACCATCCGCCAACGTGCGGTTGACTTCTGTTCCAACGTCGCCATTGCTGGTCCAAACCTGCGTCACGAGTTCTAATACAGCCAAGTCAGAGGAGACCGCATCTGCATCAACCCGAACGCATACATGGCTGTGATTTGCAGCGAGCGCATGTAAAACGCTCATATCTCCGGTGAGACCCATTGCGCGATCCACATCCTCTAACGTGGGCTTGTTACTGAGTGAGTTGACATTGGCCTTATTGCGCAGGATTGCCGCAGACAGTCCCATACGCGGAGCAAGCGCCTCGCATCCCCCAGGAGTTCCATGCACTGTTTGGTAGAAAGCATCAAAAACGTTCATGCGCTAACCTAAAAATAAAATGATGTAAATAACAACCTGATACGGCAAACTGACTCCATGTTCATGTCAGAAAGCACCGCCAACTCAATGCTCGTCATCACTAAGGAATCTGCCCACTACAACACCACGATCAGGCACCGTATCGAAAACCTGAGTCGGAGAAGGCAGTTGCCTTCCGCCGTGACCACGCTCCCTTTCCACGGCATCGGTGCTGCGCTTGAGACTGGCGGGCGGCATCCAAATGTCCGGCCGAAGTTCATGAAGGGTCAATTTCGGTTCAGCAACAGCGAGCGCCCTGCAAAGTTTTGGCCCCGGCCGCCGATGACCGCCTCCAATTAAGTAGAGGTAGCCCACAGATGAGCCGACAGCGATAGCAAGCGCCTTACGCTCGTCCTGCGTTGCTTGTCTAAGGTAGGTTTTCATGTCCATGGGCAAACTTTACCTAAAAGATAAACCTACATCAAGGATTATTTATCTTTTTGGTCATTTATCTTTTGGCTAAAAACATTGATCATCCGTTTTATGACACCAATGAAGAGAGAAGACGTTAGGCGCGAAAACGCGCGCAGACTTGCGGCAGATGCTGGCGGGTTGACGGAGTTCGCCCGCAGAACCGGAATGGAGAATTCCCAAGTCAGTCAAATCATTGGCAAAAATCCAACGAAAAATATCGGCAATATCGTCGCTTCGCGAATCGAACTGGCGTTCGACTTGAATGAAGGCGCCCTGGACACACCGCCAATGGGCCAAGATGCGATACTCGACAGTGCAGCAACTATCACTTCTGCTTTCGCAGGAGCGCGAGCCGTTACTGTCGCGGAAGACGATTCGCCACACCACGTTCAAGTTCCAAAAGTGACACTAAAGCTCCAAGCAGGCGTGACCGGGATCGAAACGGAGCCCGACCTTCGAGATGGAGGCACGCTGGGTATTGCCCGCAGCTGGATCGAACGTAAAGGCTTCGATCCGAAAAATCTCATCGCCATACAGGTTCGCGGCGAAAGCATGGAACCGACCTTTTACGAAGACGACACCGTTGTAATTAATCTCGCCGACAAAAGACCTGTTGATAATGGGGTTTACGCGGTCAATTACGAAGGTGAGGCTGTTGTAAAGCGACTTTCTCGCGATGCAGGTCAATGGTGGCTGATGTCTGACAATCCAGATCAACGCAAATACTTCCGCCGCGCATGCCAGGGAAATCGCTGCATCATCGTCGGACGGGTTGTTCGTCGAGAGGGTGACAATTTTTAAGATCGTTATGCGCGCTGCTATTTCCACTCTGCTCCTGGCTTCCGTTACTCTATTGGCCGGAGCGGCCACATCAAAGCCCAAGTCGTCACCCACGCTGGCAGTAATCGACGCCGCACAACGAAAAGTCGTCGCAATACTGAATGATCCCGAGTCAGCGCGCTTTCGCGACGTTGGAATCTCTCCAAGCACCAAAGCAGTTTGCGGCTTCGTGAATGCGAAGAACGCCTATGGCGGCTATCCTGGGTTTAAGCGCTTCATCGTTACCGAAGCGATGACCAAAATCGAAGGAACAGACGCGGCAGCAATGGACTATCGCTGGCTTGAGCTCTGCGACGACTCCGTCCCTTCCAAACCCTAATCTAGCAATTCAACTTTTGGGATAAATACAACGCTTCCGCTCGCCCTGCATTTTAACCTTTTTGATAAATAATCCTTGCGGCATATTTATCTTTTAGGTAAAGTTTCTCTATCGAAGGTTAACTACGATGGAGAAACAGTTGAACACACCTTTCCTGCCAGCCGGCATTCCCGCGCCCCCACCTCCTGCCGATCTGATCAACCGCTTGCTGCAGCAGGCATTCTCGCCATCGCTACGCAGGCTAGAGCGAAGCCCCGAGTATTTGGACGGAGTGCGCGCCCTCCTGCGCCAACAACTAGTCGGCAAACCGTTGACATGCCCGCACAACCCCGGCAGCGCAGAAGCAGACGCATTTTTCGCCGGGGTGGCTGAGGGACGCTCCATCTATGCTCAGCACCTGGCCGTTGCTGAGCGGTCACATTCCAGTGACGTTGACGCGTTCGCTGGCCTCAAAGGGCACGACTATATAAAGGCCCGCAACTTAGCTCCGCAAATTCAAAGGATTGTGCAGACGTCTGCACATGCTTTGTCGGCGACAGTTAACAAGGTGGCGGAATGAGCGCCATTACCCTGCCCTCGCTCGATGGCTCGCTGCTGGATCACGCCGAGAAATTACTGGCCAGCATGACCAGCGTGCTGGATGCGGCGAACAATGCAACCTCTCTGCTCTCGCAAGCGGGCTTCGCCGGCATGCGCGGCGATACCGCTGACGATCTGCGCCAGGCACTGGTCGTACACGGCCACCTACTCCATCAATTCAATGTCACCGTGCGTACCCTTAGCGGCGTGACCACGTTCTGCACTCGCGCATCAACTGCGAGTGCAGCCGCAGAGCGCGCGATGGAACAGCACGGCGACGATGCCTGCGGCGTCACGGTCACGCAAACCGCGCTAAGCCGCATCGCCCTCGCAGCTGCTCATCGCGCCCTGAAGATCAAGTGTTCACTGGATCAAGCGCTGGACGATCCCTCGCTTCGCGTTGCGATACGAGCCGTCGCTCGTAAGTACCCTGCCCGATCCGCCAACACCACCGATTTCAAATCCCTCGCGGCGAACGACCGCAATTAACCCTGGAACCTCTATGGCAACTGAACTCACCCTTATCCCGGCGCCGCAGTTGGTGCCCAATGGCTTACCAGCCGTACTCAACGAATTGAAGATGGAAGACGGCAGTAGCTTCGGCCACTTTAACGTGACGCACCTGGTCAACTCTCCAGGCAACCGCAAGCGCTTCAGCGAAGACGGCCTGCAACAGCTTGCCGCATCGATCCGCGAAAAGGGCGTCGCACAGCCGATCCTGATCCGCCCTCTTCCAGCAGCCGAGGATGGCACGCCGCGATGGGAGGTCATCGCCGGCGAGCGCCGCTGGCGCTCTTCGGTGATGGCGCCAATCAACCATATCCCTGCCACCTGCCGTCCCATGACCGACCAGGAGGCCGACGAACTGCAGATCCTTGAAAACTTGCAGCGAGAAGATCCGCATCCACTGGAGGAAGCGGAGGGATACGAGCGCATGATGCTTAAGCACGGCTACTCTGCCGACCAACTGGCCGAACGCGTCAAGAAAAGCCGGGCATACATCTATGCCCGAATCAAGCTGTGCGCCCTGTCGCTCAGCGTGCGCGAGTCGTTCCTGGACAACGCTATCCCTGCGTCCACTGCGCTGCTGATTGCCCGCATTCCAGTACCTGGCCTGCAGCAGCAAGCATTGGCAGAAATTCTGAAGCCACAGTTCAATGGCGAGCCGATGTCCTACCGTCAAGCAGTAGCGCACATCTCGCGCTGCTACACACTTGAACTGGAGAGCGCCCCATTCGATATCACGGACGGCAAACTCGTTGCCGACGCCGGCAATTGCCTCAAGTGCCCCAAACGCACCGGCAACCAGTCTGAAATTTTCAAGGACGCGAAAAGTGCAGACGTCTGCACTGATACGGCATGTTTCGCCGAGAAGAAGGCGGCGCACTATCAGCGCATCGAACTGATTGCATCGAAGCGGGGTACCCCAGTGTTGGAAGGCGAAGCCGCCGCAGTAGCACGTCGCCCGGCCTGGACTGGCGCCGGCGATCTGGTCATCGGCGCGACTCATCTCAGCACATTTGAGCGCGTGGCACCAGGCACAGGCATGAGCGGCAGCGTGTATGAACACCTGGCAGCTGAAGAGCGCCCGACTCCGGTCAAGTATCTGAAGGACGACGATGGCGAACTTGAGGCCGTGTACAAGCGATCAGATGTCCAGAAGGCGCTGGAGAAGAAAGGCGCTTGCGAAACCAAATCTGCACGCGAGAAGCGCTTGGCGAAAGAGGCCGAGAACCCGGCCCCTCAGGCCAAACTGAACAAAGCCCAGGAAGCCGCACTTGCGCAACAAAAGGAACGCGAGGACAAGCAGCGCCGCGCAGACGCCATGACGCTGGAGCGCGTCACTCGCTACCGCAAGCTGCGCGCACACATCAGCACCGTTGGCGGCTTGAACACTCCAATGCTGCGCGAACTGGCCAAGGCGATGGTCCGCGACTGCAATATCTCCTGCAGCCTCCCCGACGATCTGATCGGCGATCTGTATGACTTCGAGCGGGACGATGAATCGGTTTGCGCCTACATCGACCAAGCTGACTATCCAACGATTCAGCTGCTGATGATGGACTTGATCGTGGGCGAGAACCTTGGCGTAGGCATCTGGGATCTGGACGACGCCCCGGCGCCCTCCTACCTCGCTGTACAAACCATGGCCGATGCCGAGGGCATCGAAGTTATGCCGGTTGACCTTGCACTTGCTGGCATCGACATTGATGCGCTGGAAGATGCCGTTGATGTGCGCAATGCCATCACAGAAAACGTTGAGCACCTGAGTGCGGTGGCGGCGCACATCATCGACAAGGCACCGCACCACCTGTCGAACGTGGAGGTCGCAGCGAACAGCCTGGGTTACTTCCACAGCACCGAAGGCTGGCAAAAGAAAGTCACCCCTGAGCAGTCGGACAGCGTCGAAGAAGTTAAGGACACCGGGCTGAACGGATTTGAGGCAATTGCTCCGACAGCTGCACCGGCTCGCGCCAAGCTGAAGCTAAAAGTTAAGACTGAAGTCGTGCACACCGAACCGGCCGGCCCTGTGATTAAGGTCCGCAAGAACCGCGCAGCCCAAGTGCAGACGTCTGCACCGTTGACGGCAGCCACTGCGACATGGACGCCACCCAACGCCGATCCGAGCGCCCCCGGCCCGACCGCCGCCTGGCCATTCCCCACGAAGCGCCAAGGTGCCCAACTATGACTCGCCTGCTCGACGCAGCCATGTTCCTCATCATCGCCACCTGCAGTGCCTTCCTGGTGCTGCTGGTGACCGGATAACCGCAACGAACGATCAATATGAACGCTTTCAAAAATCATACACAAGTCCCCGTCCTGCCGACGCCCACGGAAGCGCTCATCGCGTCGCTGGCCATCGAGCTGCAGGCCGCTGAGCAGATCATCACGGAAATGCATCGCGTCACCCACACTACGCAGCGGCTGGCCTTCCTGCATGAACTGAGCAAACGCGGCGTGGTTGAGGATGAAGCATTGCGCACGTCCGAACGAAAGGCCGTGCTTGCACTGGCGAAGGCTTTTCAAGCACCCTCGCCCGAGGCTCAGGTTGCTGAACTGCGCCACGCCAACGAAACGGCAGAAGGCGCTGTACGTACTGCTGTTGGCGCCGTCAAAAGTGCCATTGAGCATCTGCACTCGCTTCAAAGGCAGTCCATGCGCTACGCGGCAATTTCCCTGCGCGATTCGGAGCTGGCGCAATGATTCGGGTCGAAGGTAAGACCATCCCTCTCGCAGCAGTCACGGCACTGCTGCTCCGCAGCGCTGACATCTCAAAACGCCTGCGCACAGTCGCGGGCCAAAGCATCATCAAGCCGCCGGCAATCGATCTGGAGGCAGCGGATCACATCGACAAACTGGCTGCGCTGCTCGCCGAGCTGCTCGACACGCCACAAAGCAAAAAGGAATAA